TCCATACCCTGCTGATAATTAATATCAGCACGAACATTAACAAGACCGACTAAAAGACAATGCTCAGTCGCAGAATACGTAAAACCATGCCCCTTCGGAGCACAAACTCCATATGCAGCAAGATCACCTAAAGCATTTGAACCACTTGTAGCACTAGTCTGAGCCACAGGATTAATCAACACCGGAGTCGAACCACCACCTAAATATTCAGGACGCTGCTGACGCGCATCAGGAGATACAACACCAAAATGAGAACGAATTACTTCAGTATAACGAGTACCACCTCTAGCATCACGTTCATACAATTTCTGAGTCTGAAAAGCCAGCCTCAAATCATTAATAGTAATACTAGACGCATCACCAAGATCAACATTCAAAGTCCCATTAGGATCTAAAACAACATGAACATCATTCAAATTATTCTGCATCTCACCAATATCACCAGCGGTATCTGAACCAAGCTGAGCACCAGAAACCAAAGCATGAGCAGACGTAGTCTTAATAAGCTGCTCAACACCAGTAGTAGCAGACAACTCAACAGGAATAGTACCAGTCAAACCAATACCAACATCAGGCCCTTTCTGAGGATAAGGCAAACAAGATGTAAAATAATCATAACGTTTGCCACGACGCTGCAACGTATAATCAGTATAAGTATCTGGACCATCATCCAAATCAACAACTAAAGAATCCTGCAAATCCTGATGTCTAAACCACTCATTCCAAATTAAATTGTAAGCTCTCATATGAAGAGAATTAAACTGAACAGAAGCGATACCAATAGGTAAACCCATATAATCAGCTAACGAACCAGTAGTAATACCAGCACCTGACGGACCAGTCATTGTAGGAACAGTATAATCAGTAGAATCACCCGGATCGACCTGATATCCATTAAATTTTTCCCAATTATTCCATACCAAACGATAAGGAACAGCAAAGAAAAAAGACTCTAAATAAAGATTATCCATTATAGGATATATAGGCGTAGCCATCCTGGCAAAAGCATCCATACGCAAAGAAAGAGTATCGCCAGGAAGAATCTCATCAACCAAAATAGGAACAAGATAACCCTCGTCAAAAGTAGTCTTCACACCGTGAGACCGATTAAACTTTGACCGAGGAATATTAGCCTGCGGCGAACGACTAAACGAATGCTGACTACGACCCGTAGCACTAGAAACACTGCCTCGTAACATCTTTTTCTCTTGAAATGGCGGTCAACTAGTAACCGAAATTTAACAATAAAAAATCTCGCCTCGCGAGACACCCGGCAGTAAAACTGCCGACATTACTGGGGGCTCTTCGCCCCCAGCCCCGGAAGCAAGGGGCCTCAAGCCCCCTGCACCCCCTCAGAAACACGCTTCGCGGTTTCTTGCATATTAGCACGACGATACTGCAAAAAAAGACCTAAACTATGAGGAGTAGAAAGCAAAGTAAACATACCAGAACTATCATCATAACTACCCAACTCAAAAAGCGTAAAATCACTAGCATACTGACTAAAATTATGCTCAGGATCTGCCACCAAACGCTCAATAGCACGCTCAGCAGAACCAACACTTTGCGAAAAAAAAGGCTGTAACCAAGCAGCAACTTTAGAATCGTAAATACCAAAAACCTTACTAATCATAAATAAATCCCTAAATTACAAATCTCTTAACAACAACTTCATACGCGCTTCCTGACACTGCTCACGAACCGCAAGACGAAAAACAGATCCATCCGGATCATCAATAGCACTCTCTTCTCGAGACTGCTTAATCTGCTCAAACCGAACAGGATCAATCCTTTCCAAACACTTGTCATAATAACGAGGAGGTTTACACTTCATACCTCGACTAATAACGGTATCATGATTAAAACAATCACTAAAACCAAACCTATCAAGCCAAAATTTACCAATACCTGGCTTAAGCGAAGCTTGACAAAACTCTGGCAACAACTGCTCATCAAAAAGCGAATGACGATAATGTTCAGAAGCAAACTGACCAGAAATCTTCTTCACACAATAACGAGCAACATACGCACATGAATCAAACGTAACAGAACCAACAATATTATGACCAAACGGCCACAACGCCTGCAACTGCTCACTAGTATCATAACGATACTCATTAACAGTCTTCAAATACTTCCTATCGGAAAAATCAAAATTAAAAATTATAAAATGATAATGCGGACGCCCTAACCCATAATCATCGGGCGCACCATACTCACCACAATAAAAAACACGAATCGGGCGAATCTCTTCACCCTCATCATTCAAAATCGGCTTAATACCAGAATACTTCTGACGCAAACGCTTTAAAAAATTCTGACAATCAGACCGCAACAAAGACCAAGTCTTACGATCAGCAATAGCATCATTATCAAAAGTCAAAGTCAAAAAACAATTATCAGACCAACACTGGGCCTCATGCATACAACGCATAGCCCACTGCCGCGACCGCTCTAAACGACAACCAATACACTTACCACATGGAAGCTTAATAGCACCTTCGGGAAGCGGATCGCCTCTCAAAAAAGCATCTCTCAAACCATGAGAAAAACGAATATCTTTACGCCCAGAAGAAAGACGACCTGACGAAAAACCAATAAGGGGCTTAAAACACGGCATTTAAATCTCCATCGATATGCCTAAAAAACCTCCCCAGAAAGGGGAGGTGGCGGGCTAAGGGATGAACCCACACTTTCGCAAACCTAAATCCTAAAACCACCACGCATAGGAACAGCGTGGACATTCTTAGGGTGCACATACTGTGCAGTACGACTAAAAAGCTTCTTAGACTTACGCTTACTCATAGACTTACGACCAAACATAAAAAATAACCTATCCTTCATTAACACTCAGTATAAGTCACCTGGACCTCTTACATCAAGTTAAATAGAGGTCCAGGCTCCTAAATCAAGCCTTCGGCTCCGCCTCGGCACTAACAAGATCGGAAACAGAAGGCTTCGCCAAAACACCGATCCCAACTAACTCTGCACGACGCTTCTCATCATGCAACGCATCCAAGAATAATGCACAATTATTCTCAAAATAAGCCCTAGCTTTCGCGGGCAAACTCATAAAAACCTGCTCAGCTTTATCAAGCTGCTCCAACGCTGTACGATAATCCGTAACAGCACTAAAATCACCAAATTGACCACCGCAATACCCCTGGTATCGCGTCAAAAAATCAACACCGCAGTTTTTACGAAAACGAGTCATAGTGATATTCAAATCACACTCATCCTTAAAACTCTGCTGCGTGCGAGAAGGTTTATTAAAAAACTTCTGCACTCTACGAGATTCACTCATCTAAAATCCTCACTTAATATGTCTAACAAATGGAATATGACGCTTCAAAGACTGCCAATAAGAAGGCGCATCAGAAACAACCTTATCAACAACAGTACCTGCAGCACCCCAAGCTTTGCCATACAAAGACTTACGCTCAGACTCACCTGCAACACCTTTTGCTGACGCCAAATTCAGAACAGTCTGAGAACGAATAAGATCATTCTGAGCCTTTAAATTCTCATTCTGACTCTTCAAATTATCAACTTCCGCACGCTGCCGACGAATATCAACAGCGCTAGAAACCGCACCAGACAGCTCATTCTGGCCCATACCGCTCGCACCACCGGGGGAGCTAGCTCCCCCTTGGCTATACGCTAAAATCGGATTTAAACCAGCGCTACGCATGTCCTGCATAGATCGTTGATAAGCAGTACTACTCATACGCTCCTGAAAAGCCATCTGTTCACGCGCCATATCACGCGTCATACGATTAGCTCTCTGAGCACCTAAGTAATTCAAACCTGCTCCAATAAGTTCACCAATCATAAAAAATCCTTAAAAATGATCTACTAAACCCGGAACAGCATAAACAGGCATGGGCCTGACACAATGATAACTAAAAAAGCCATCAAAAATAAAATGAGGCTCGGAAGGAACCACAATTACACGATCAACCGGCGCATCTTCAACAATAAAATCATCATTCAACGTAGGCAACGATGCAAAATCTTGCGCCAAATGCCACGCATCCAAAGTACCAGACGCATTAGACCTAAACAAACCAGTAATCTGAGACGGCTTATAACGATATTCACTATACCGCTCCTGATAACCAAACACCTCAGTATCAGCAGAAGTACCTTGATACATAATTTCTTTATTAAGAACAGCTTGCTCACCAATATGCGAAAGAGCAGGCCAATAATAATCAAGACGCGTCTGACGACTCCACATCCTTTCCATACCCTGCTGATAATTAATATCAGCACGAACATTAACAAGACCGACTAAAAGACAATGCTCAGTCGCAGAATACGTAAAACCATGCCCCTTCGGAGCACAAACTCCATATGCAGCAA